ATTGTTGATCACCTGGTGCAAAAAAATCTGGTTCCATTATCCCCTCATTCCATCAGGTTGAACATCTGCTCTAAAAGTTCCAAAACGCCAATTTTGATCTGTGCTTGTATTAGCAATTTTTAAACTAGCAAATCTAGCTCTTGCTCTTGTGTCAACTTTTTGTGTTGATCCAGTGACCGTGAAAGGTCCTAATGGAGACGATGCTTCTGTGTCACTTGGAAAGTCTCTAAGTAATATGGTGACTTGTGCGTCTCCTTGTATTGTTTTAAAATCAGGAACAAATCTTCTCATACTCATAAACACTTGTGCATTACCTTCAATGTTTAAACTAAAATCTCCAGATTCAATGAAAGCAGGTATTGCAGTTTTGTTTCCTGCAGTATCTACTTGATCAACTCCAGTTTCATGAGCGTAGTAAATTGTTGATCCATTAATATTTGTAATACCTTGAACATCAGGGAAAGTTGGTAAACCTGTTGAATTAAACTCAGTCGCATAAGGCACAGAATATAAATTTGCATCAACCCAAGTAGTTCTTGATAAAGATCCAGTTACCCAAGTATTATCTTGATAATTAAAACAAACATATCTGTCGTTGAAATTAGATCCTGCTTTTGGGTAATACCAACATATTTCTTCGTATAAGTGATTTAAACCTGCATAAACAGATTCACCATTTTGATAATTTACACCAAGGTTTTCACCATTTTTAGTTGTAAATACAAAGTCCTCTACAGCACAAGGTAATGATTTAACTGTACCGTCAAATACAAAAAACCCACCTGATTCACCCATCCAATAAACAGCACCATTAACATATTTCATCGCATGTTGACCAATACACCCACAATTAGAACCCACTTGTCTTATTGAAAAAGTAAACGGTGGTCCAACAAATTGCATTACATAAGCAGCGTTGTCTGTTAAAATTAAAGTGTAATCCTTCCCTTTAACAGCCCCAACAATTTTAGTTCCTGAATCTAGTCTAAAACTACCAGCAGTATTTACAGAAGTTGGTGTGTAATCACTAATATTTTCTTGATCTGAAAATCTAATAAATAATTTGTCTTGTGTTCCTGGTGAACCAATAGTTGTTTCAGTTCCCAACATAATTAAATGTCTGTCTCTATCAGATACTAAAGACATAACTGAAGCAGTAGGCGCACTTGTAATAATAGTTGCTCTTGTGTTTAATGCGTTAGAATTTGAATTTATTGGATTCCACTCAAAAGATTGTCCGTTCTTGATAGTTGCTATTAATTTTTCACCAAAATTATCTAAAGACCAAGACGCAGGATCCGTGGTCAAAGTTTGAGATAACGATGCAATACCCCAACCTATAAATACTTCAACACCTGCGCCACTTGAGTGTGCGGATCTAGTTCCTGCAGCAGCTCTAGTTATACCAGTTAAATCGTTGGAAGATATTCCTGTGTATGAAATAAATTCTGCACCAACTTTAATTGTACCTGTTGCTGGAAATCCCGTTGTTGATGCGAGTGTAATTGAAGTTCCTGATCCCCCTGTTCCAGCAGTATCATCTAATAAAGCTCCGTTCAATGTGCTAAATACTTGTTGGCCACCTCCCCAAAGTCCTGTGCCCCAACCAAATCCATAAGTAAATCCAAGAGCTCCAGGTTTTATATAAGGCGTTACAGTTGCCGATCCACTATTGTTGACCGTTGTTCCTGCTGCGCTTGCCATTGTGATTGTAAACTCATCACTACCGGGTACGGTTACTACTTGAAAAGGTTTTGATGTAAAATTAGCTGCTGTGTATCCAGCTCCCGATGGAGGAGTGACAGATGAAAATATAAAAATGTCTCCAGGTTCAAGACCATGTGCAGGTTTATTAACAGTAACAGTTGCCGATGTATTAACAGTATCAAAAGTGCAACTTGTCAAAGCTGTGCCTAAAGGAGTTATATCAAAAAAGGCTCCTTCATAGTAAATTATCAATAGCTTGTTTGTACCAATAGCTGCGTACCTTCTACCATCTAAGTCAGCCCATATAAACTGTTCTCTTGCAGCTCCTATTAAACTTCCCTCAAGTATTTGTTCCCAACCACCAATTTTTTCTGGAAGGCCATATCTAAATCTGACAAAATCACCATCAGTCCACTGACCCTCAGCACCAGTTTGAGTGACTTGTTTGTTAAATCCAGGAGCTATTTGTACTTTTGTTAGAGGCATACAATATTATATCATTATTCATAGTTAATCTCTAGAATCAGCCTTGAAGTTTTATTAGTGCATGAGGTTTGATAAAAGGGCTCATTTACGTCAAATAAAAGCAAACAATTCTCTACAGATTCTACAGAATTATTTAATCCATATTTTGTTAAACCATCATTAGTATTTAAGAAAAAAACAGCGTTTTTAGAAGGCTTGTTATAATTATAAATTATTGTGTTATCACAATTTTGTAATTTATTTGTTTGACATATTCTTTTTAAAACAGCTTTGTTAACTTTATTAATTTCTAATTTTTCTATAAACGATTTTAATATTGTAGGACCAATTAATGATTTGTGAACTTCATGATGTAGTTCTAAACAAGGATTTTGTTTAATTATAAACCATGGAAAATCTATTAAATTAATTAAATTATTTATCTCAAACAACTCATGGTTATTAATAAAGTTATTTGTTAAATTTATCATCACCTTCAACTATCATATCTTCTTTTGATTCTGTTTTTTTTAATTCATCACTAAAATGTAAATTAAAATCTGCTACTATTTTCATTAAAGTATTTCCAAAGTGTCTTAACACCTCTGCTGAAAAATGAACCTTGCCATGTTTTTTTATTACTTCTAATTCTTGTTCACTAAAATAAATATCACAAGAACCATCTTCGGTGCTTTGTCTAAACTGCATTTCTTTTTAACCCCCAATAATTACGTCCATCTTTTTCTATATCTTTATATGGACCGTTTGCGTTTGTATAATGTAAAAATACTTGTGAATGCCAATCACCAGTAAATTCTTCTCTTCTATGTTTTATTTCAGAACCAAGATAAACAACAGCATCCCCAGGTTCAAGTTCTAAAGGTTGCTTGCCCATGTAAATAGGCCATGATGTTCCATCGCTTCCTAAAAAAACAGTAACACTTAATTCACAAGAAGGTCTATCTATATGTTCTTTTAATATAGCACATCTTGTATACATTCTCCAAAAAGAATATTGAGGTTTTAAATCACCACCAAATTCTTTTTCAACTATTTTTTGTTTTGTTAGTAATAAAGAATCCATAATTGGATCGCCATAGAATTTTGTGTCAAAAGTATTAGACTGAACTAAATCAAATTCTTTTTGATTTGTTGCGTGTTTTATCTCTGTATAATTACACAACAGTTTTCGTTCTTCTACAGTTAAAAAATTTTTTACAATTTTATATTTATTTTCTTTTAAAGAGCCCATGCAACTACCGTATAACGTGTTCCTTTAATAACTGGTTTTACAAAGTGCGGATATAAAAAATTACTTGGCCACACAATTAATCTATTTTTTTTCTTTTTAATTTCTAAATTTTTATCTCTTGTAGGTGTAGCAAAAACTAAAGAACCACCCTCATAGTCATCATTTACAAAAAAAATAAAACTTAAAGTTCTTGGAGTTTTAAACCCGTGATCTGAGTGTAGTTCAAAAAAGCCACCTGGATGATATTTTAAAACTTGTACAGTATTTACAACACATGGAAAATGTTGAACTTTTAAACTTTGTTGATAATTTTTTATATGATCATTTAAAATATTTATAAATAAATTTGACCAATGTATTTCTGTTTTACTTTTAGCATCTATATTATGTAAATGCCAAACTTTTGTATTTCTACTTTGTTTGTCAACAATCGTGTCTGGATAATTTTTATTTACAATTGTTGCGTCCTCCCATTCTTTTTGAGTTTCACAAACTTTTGTAAAAGTATCTAATACATTTGTAGGAAAAATATCATCAAATATTGAAATATAACTATTCAAAGTTTCTGAATTAAAATTATTTTGATTTATTTCCATCTTTTTTTTCTCCACCATCTTTGTTTGTAATTATTTAATACAAATCTTTCTTGTTTAAATCTTCTTAGCTCTTGTTCTTTTTGGGTTTCTGTTTCTAAATTCATTTTCCAATCATTTCTTTTAAAAGGTATGATTTGAACATAAGGAGTTCCAATTTTTATAATTGTATCTAAAATAGGGTATTTGTCGCCATTAACAACAAAAGGAAAATTTATTTCAGATGGAAAGCTATCAGTATCTACAATTGCTGGAATTATAGAAAACCTATCGTCAGAATTATTTAATGGAGGAACGAATAAACAAGAATAACCTGGTGGTGTTATAATTGTAAAAGGGTTTAAAATTTTTTGTATAGGTAGATTTTTGTTCTTATGAATTATTGGACATTTATTACCTAATTGCTCTACATTATGAATTTCTAATTTTAAATCTAAATTAATATTTTGTGTTTCTGCTACAGAACTTACTGGATGTGTTCCTGAAATTAAATTTGTTTTCCTAGAATTTTCTTCATTATAGTTATGTTTTAAATAAAGTTCTACAGGTGTTTTAAGAATATAACCTGTTGTTAAAGAATCTAAAAAAGGCATGCAGCCTTTTATAGTTTTACTAGTTACTGTGTGTTCAAGATTTTTATACCATTCAGGTATATTTAATTTTGCAATTTCTGGTTTTGGAGGATTAGTTGCTAAATATTCTTCCCTACATTTAAAGGTAATTTTTTTATCAAACATACACCTTAATAGAAAAAATTAAGGTATTTGTAAAGGATGATAATAAGTAATAGAGTTATTTGAGCAGTATTCTTCCCAACTTATTTCCATTGGATAAGTTAAAGAACTAATATCAAATGACTGTACATCCATTTGATAATTTCTTATTGAATTGTACATAGGATGGCTATCTTGATTAACATTCAAAAAAGCCTCACATCTATCATAAACGATACTTACAAAATAATTATTTAAAACATCTTGATTTGGCCATTTCCAAGTTTGATCTGTGTAAGTAATTGTTGTGCCATCAAAAGAAACCTCTTTTAAATTTTTTCTTACTGATTCAAAATCAGAATCATTTATTGTTTGAAGATTATAAGATGAGCCAAGAGGATCTGGTAAATTTAAATTACCTAAATCTGTATCATTAGCAGCAATTCTAAATAAAGAGTTATCACTATTAAAAACTAAATAAGCCATATTAATTATCCTTCATCTACAAATAAAACAATACAACCTGCACCACCAGGTTGACCATTGTGGTTTGGACTAATCCAAGTATTACCTTGGTTTCCTCTTGTTCCAGGTTGTCCTAAACCTGCAGGTGTAAAAGAGTTTGCAGGTTGTGAACTTGCAAAAAGAACTCGTCTGTCAAAATTAGTGCTAGTTGCTCCAGGTGCGGAACCGGGGTTACCACTGTTACCTCCAGAGTATGGTTGCGTTTGACCTCCGCCATTACCTCCGTTAACAGTCATTAAGTTAGTGATAGTCGAGTTGCCTCCTGCACTTCCACTATTTCCCCATCTATTACCAAAATTATTTCCGCCTCCACCTCCAGGACCTCCTGCAGACCATGGGTATGAAGTTGAAGCTGATATAGAACCTGCGTAAAAACCGAAACCTCCAGAGCCACCGTTTCCACCAGGTCTATTAGGTGCAGCTCCAGATCCTCCGCCACCTCCTGCAGCTACGTATGCTTGATATTTACTTGCATTTGCTTGAGAAGTGTAATTTCCAGATGAAGGTCCTAGATTAAATGCTTTAGCAATCATGTTAGCACCTCCTGCAGATCCAGTTGATGCAGCAGTAATTCTTCCTTGTGCATCTACAGTAATATCAGCAGTTGTGTAAGATCCTGCAGTTACGGCAGTGTTTGCAATTTGATCTGGGCCAACAGCGTCATCAGCAATTTTTGCTTGAGTTACTGCATCAGCATTTATTGCAGCAGTTACGACTGCATTGTCAGAAAGTTGTGCAGCACGAATTGCATCATCAGCAATTTTTGCATTTGTTATAGAGTCATCAGCTACTTGTGCAGTCCCAATAGTTCCTCCTAGAGTATCTAAAGAAACTTCATTTAAATTTGTTCCATCAGAATAAGCCGCGTAAATTTTTGCAGCGTCCGGAGTAAATCCTGTTCCTGATGCAGTTTTAATTGTTAGGTTAGAAGGATTAGTTAATCCCGAACAATCAAAAATATAAAATTTTTCTATTGAATCTGGAATAGTACAAATTGTGCTTGATGCTATAGTTGCAGTTGCAAATTTAATAACTAAATTTCTTGCATTAGATAAAGCACCATCAGACATCACGAGTGCTACAGTTCCACCAGATGAAAGAGTTACTTGTTCAAAACCAGCAATAGCTTGTTGTACTAAATTTAAATTTGTATTTGTTTTATCACCCCATGTACCAGCGTTTTCACCGGTTACCATCAGTTCTAGTTTAAGATCGCTTGAATAACTTGATGCCATAAAAAATTCTCCTTAATATTTTAATATTTTACATTAACTACGCAGCCAAATCAACTACCGTCCAAGTATTAGATACTCCCAAATCTATCTCATTCCACGAAGTAATATTAGGGCTTACCACAGATCCTGTCAATTGTATGCCTGTTGGAATTACTGTTGCATCTCCTGTAATTGGTCCTTCTTCCCCTAAAGCTGAGGTCATTGAAAGCCCTGAAACACCTATTATTTGACCTGGTATTTCAGCGTGAGTTCCAAGTGACATGGTTGCTGGAATACCTGTTACAGTTTCTATTGTAGTTTGCTCTAATGCAATCGTTCCAAGACTCATTGAAGCTTGTACTCCAGTAACATCTACAGGTGTTTTAGTACCACCAACAGTATTTCCTTGAGATGAAGTTAATTGACCTGCACTTGTGACTGTAACACTTGCATCTGCATCAAAACTTAAGGTTCCTATTGTAAAATCAAGTTGATCTTCAGAAGCAAAAACTGTTATTCCTACATCACTTATAATTGAAAAATTTCCGAGAGTAGAGTTAATCTGTGATCCGGTAACTGGATTAGTACCGTCTGTAAAAGCTGTTTCATCTCCTATAGATGAAGAAAGTGAAATTCCTGTTATTTGAACTGAGAAGTTATCTCCCCAT